TTGATTGCTCTTAGATCGTTGAGGCTGTTGTCTGCGAATATATTGACAGCTTTTATTACTGCACCACTAACATCTTCATAACAATCGAACATGGGGTGTTCTCTTGTGATTTCAGATAACTTTTCGGATTCGTCGGTTGAAATAGTTCCTGATTGAGGTGTATAGCGGTATTTCTGTTGGAATGTTTCCACTCTGTCTTCGTAGGTAATTTCTAAGTCCGGTACGGGTAGATCATGTTCGGCAGCAATTTGTGTCATTTGCTGTCTACGATGTTCATAAACGTCCTTTCCGTGAAAGAACCATTCGCGGAGAGCGCTGCCAATGTTTTGTGCACTGACTGAGATAGGCGACTCCGTTTTGGATTGAAGAATTGAGTGAAGTGATTTGAAGAGACTGTTTTCGTCTAGTTTCCCCACAATCATTCCAAGGTCTTGGTTATATTCATTTTTTCTTTTAAGGAAATCAGCTTCGTCATCTTTCATGAAGGCAACTGGTTCTGACTCCTTGTCGGGCATGGTGTACCCAATATTGTATCGAGCTAGATAATTTTTCATTTGTATGTGATTGAACTTATCATAGCCTCTACGTACACTTCCTTTCCCATCGTCTCCATATGTGGCGAGACGCATGAGATCCCAAGCTGTTGCTGGACGGCCTAGACCTAGAGCATCACCAATTGCAGCCATGTCTTCTTCTGAGTATTCGTCGAAGAAAGCAAGTCTGTGTAATAGTGAATTGACAATGCTGTTGGTATAGACGGTCATGTTTTGACCTGAGGGATTTGATCCGTGTAAGCGTAATAGAGTACCGTCATAGTTTACAAGAGGGGAACACACTGCATGTGCGATCACCCTCATGCGGTTTAGGTCAACTGTATTGTAGTTGCCACTCCACTGTGCGATATCAATTAGGATCTGATTTGCTGCCAAAGTGAGTTGTTCTGGCATGCTTAAATCATATTTCGAGAAGTCTCCTGCAATAATTCTATCTTCACCGAAGTGTTTCATGTGAGTTGCAAGAGCGTTCCATTCTGGGCCATGTGAGTTGATGCCCACTGCGCATTCCGATACGAGCGGGTTCATGGACAAGAATCTGCCACAAGGTAAGAAATATTTACGAATGAGAATCTGCAGGACTACTGGAGCTGCTTGAAACACTCGCACTTTATCTTTTGCGACTGGTGTTGGTTCGTCTTTGAGGGATGCTAAGAACACTACTGGTAATTGTTGGTTTGTATCACAGCAGTGTAGAACATCACGAACCTCGTCCCAGATCTCTTTGGTGAAAGTTCTGGGACAGGCGTGTTCTTCCGTAGGTGGTAAATCAATAAGGTGATTTGATTTAGGTCCGTTGATAGGGAAGCCCATAGAAGTGCTACTCTTCATGGCATCGATGAATCTTTTTCCATCTCTGCCACTAATAGTTTCAATTTCTGTTAGGGGCCGAATATCAGCTTTCCAAACCTCTTTTTGTTCTTCGAGGACACGGAATAGTTGGTTTTTATAATCATTTACAGCTCTAGTTACGTCAGCTGGGTCGAATCCGCCAGAAGGG